TTGTTTTTCCTCGTCAAATACGTACCAAAAGTGGTCGTCTTCTCCCAACCCTATTTTTGCTAAACTGTGTAGCGTGTTGTGAAGCTCAGGTTCAATTTCCTTGTAAGGAGCTATAAATCCTTCTTCCAACCATTTTTTGGTAGTAATTAACTCCCAATGGTCTTTATTGTTTAGATCTAACATTGGTTTTCCCTTTAAGTTTTTAACACCCTTTAATAATAGCGTTATGGTGCGGGGGGAACACGCGCTAGTTAGTCCTTTTGCTCAACCCAACACGTACTGTTGGGGACCATAATCAGCTAAAGAAACTACTCCCATCTTGTTAAAGATACAGTTAGGAACCCTATAAAAATTGATTTCAACGGCTTCCCCATATGTGTAGTCATGCTCAGGTATGTAATAGGAACACGAGGCAGTTAGATTATCAATGAGGTTGTCAACGCAACTCACTGAATCCAACCAGTTTACGATTTCTTGTCTTGTTTTATCGTTTGGACCAGTTTCCATATTAAAGCCCAACATGCCTGCTGATAAATGATTGTCCAGCACGGCGTCAATAAAAGCATACGTTACACGATCTATTTTAACAGCGTGGGTATCATTGTGGTTTTGAGCGTAGTGCAACCAACCTTCCCAAGGTTGCCAATGAGTATCGTTCGTTAAATGGTTTTTTAAGTTCACTTGCATATTGGTTTTTCCCTTTAAGTTTTTAACACCCTTTAATGGTAGCAACAGGGTGCGGGGGGAACACGGGCTAGTTAGTCCTTTTTGTCAATAAGAGGGATCTTGTTCTCTTACAAAATAAGTAGGACAATGGGTTTTTTGTTGAGCATATTGAACATATAGCACGACTATTTCGTAATCTGGAGTATTTTCGTTTTCAAGACAAGAAAAATAACTAGACAAGCTACGGAACCAAATATGCTGATCACTATTTTTTGCACGATTTTTACTAAAAACGAGAGGCATGTTCATGGCGTGATTCTTGTATTTAAAAATAAAGTTTCTTTCACTTTTCCACATAACGTTTTTTAAACGAGGGTCTTGTTCCTTAAACTCCTCTTCGTTTACATACCAAGACGTGTCGTGCGCTCCTAGTGCTACTTTAATAAGTTCACACACTGTGTGGG